TGATGCAGGCAACGCCCGTGCAGCAGACAAACTTGCGATTGTAGAAATTTCTATTTCAGAAGTAGCACGCATGGTTATGCAACTGATGATGCAGTACATGACTGATGCCCAAATGGTGCGAATCACAGGCAAAGACGACCAAAAGTATTTTGTCGCCTACACCCGTGACGACATCATCGGAGAATTCGATTTCGCTGTAGAAGGCGGCTCTACACAACCATTCAACGAAACAGCTAGAAGGCAACAAGCAATCTCACTATTGAACGCTATGGCCCCACTGATTGGCACTGTTGTTGATCCTGCGGAAATAGCGAAGCATGTGCTGTCTTACGGGTTTGGGATTAACGATCCTGACCGTTACATGATTCAGCAACAAACACCTCTTGACGCTCAAGTAGCGCAAGAAGAATCTGGGGGAGTAGCAGATCCCTTTGGTGCGCCCCCAATGTCGCAAGGCGGCATGGGGCCAGGACCAATCCCCGAACAAGTCTTTGAAGGCACAGGCGGAGTACCACCCGAACTGATTAAGCAACTCCAAAACCAAATGGGTGTAGAGTTGCCCAACATGTAATGGGACACTTCCATGTGTCATATAGGAACACCCGAAAGGATTCCTGATGGATGAAAACACAGCCTTGGGACTGGATACCAGCAACCCGAGCACAACGAGCGAAGAGAGCGGCGCTACACATACGGTCACCGTTGACGGTGAACAAATGGATGTGTCGCAAACGGAGCTTATTAATGGCTACCAACGCCAAGCGGATTACACACGTAAAACGCAAGAGTTGGCAACTGAACGCGAAAGATTGGCTCAAGGAGAAGCAATTGTCCAAGCGCTGGAGTCTGACCCCGAAAGTGCCGTATCGGCTTTAGCCGATGCGTTTGGGATCAGAATGGGCAACCAAGTTTCCGCTTCCCAAGAGGAGATGGAAGAACTGGACCCAGAAGAAACCAGACTTAGACGACTTGAATCCGCCATTGAGGAACAAGGTCGCTTAAACAGACAGCAAAATTTGCAGAAAGAAATGAACGGTCTGCGAGACAAATATCACACTGATATTGATGAGAATGCTTTGTATTCTCACGCCTTGAAGCACAACATTGGAAACTTGGATGCTGCTTATGCGCATATGACTTATGCGGATTTGCAGGATAAAGCCAAGAACTCTGACATTGTGGACGAGAAGCGTGCCGCTTCAGTTATTGAAGATGGTTCTGGTTCAGCGGAAGGCGCTATCAATCGGGAATTTGGTACCGCAGTAAATTCAATTCGGGACGCATATCAACTTGCTACAAAACAATTATCCGAATAACTAACTAAGGAGTAGACGTGGCTGGTAACGCAAACTTTGACCAAATTTTGTCAACCACTCTCTATAACTACGTCCCTAAGTTGGCTGATAACGTTTTCGGTGCCCGTCCTCTGTTTTATGCACTTACCAATGGTCAAACCATTAGGCGTGTAAACGGCGGTGCAAAGATTATCGTTCCAATCATCTATGGGTCTAACTCAACTGCCGCTTCATACGCTGGTGCTGACACAATTCCAATTACTGCTCAGGATGGCATTAGTGCCGCAGAGTACGACTGGAAACAGTACGCAGCGACAGTAACCATTACTGGTATTGAAGAAGGCAAAAACAACGGTGAAGCAGCAATCATTGACCTCCTTGAGGGCAAGATTATGCAAGCCGAACAAACAATCATCGACAACATGAACGCTATGTTCTGGGGCGATGGTACAGGTAACGGTGGCGACGACTGGATGGGCCTCCAGGGCATTGTCGCTGACGGCAGCATTTTGGGTGGAATTGACCCAACTGGTGCTGGTAACTCATGGTGGGTTCCAACCATGACTAACCACGGTGCGGCAGCGCTAACTACAGCCGCGATGTCGTCTGTGTACAACACCGTTTCGGTTGGTAATGACCAGCCGACGATCATATTTACTGATCAAGAGCGTTATGAAGATTATGAAGCCTTGCTTCAGACAAACCTTCGGTACACAAGTGCCGCGGTTGCTGACGCAGGATTCCAGAACCTTCTTTTCAAAGGCGCTCCTGTAACATTTGATGACAGTTGCGAAGCAAATGCTATGTACTTCTTGAACACGAAGTACATCAGGCTTGTGGGGCATACGGAAACTTGGTTCCAACCAACTCCGTTTGTGCGTCCTACAAACCAAGATGCTCGCTTTGCGCAGATCTTGTGCTACGGAAACTTGACTTGCAGCAACCGCTCAAGGCAAGGACGGTTATTTAACATCGCCTAATTTCGATTAGGTATCTGGTGGGGGGTGCTTCGGCACCCCCACACCACAATTCGGTTTAGTGGAGCAAATATGCAGCGAGAAAGAGCGATTAGTTACAGTTCAGATGCCCGACCTGCTGGTTCAACTGGCGCTCGGCCTGGGCATTATGCTCCTGGCGAAGCGGACGGTGCCCGTCCGATACCTGGGGTAACGAACTTTGTAGAAGAAGCTCCCGTTTCTCCCGCCACAGCTTTTTGTTCCGCAACGACCCGTGCAGGTGCGCCGTGTAAAGCACGGCCAGTTCACGGGTCGGATATTTGTATTGGTCATACTCGCCAAATGGCGGCTAGCTGATGGCTTTGACCCTTGCGCAAATGCGTACCCAAGTGCGAAGCGTTGTGGATATTGATTCAACCGACATTGATGACACGACCCTAGACACAATGATCGGTCAAGGCTTTGACCTCATTGTGTACAGTGAGAAGCGTTGGCCTTTCTATGAGGTGCGCACAACATTCAATACTGCGGCAAGTACCAAGGACTACACCTTGACTACTATCGCCGCTGCTCCCGATGCTATAACTCAGGGTTTGCGGGACATGCTCGCCATTCGGAACGATGACCACGTTCTGGAATACATTGGTTCCGATAGCGCAGATTTTGATTACCCATTGAACTCTTTACCTTCGGGTCCACCGTGGGAATGGAGTTTCTGGAACGACACCGTACGTTTGTACCCCACCCCTGACGGTGTGGCTACTTTGTATGTTCGAGCTATCCGTAACCCGACAGCATTTGGTTTAGGTACTGCAAGTGGCACCGAACCTGATCTCCCTGACCCGTTCCATGCGGTTCTAGCTACGTACGCTACTAGTGCAGCATATTTTCAGCAGGAAGATCCCACAATGGGCAACCAATATATGGCGTTGTTCCAATCACAACTCGATAACCTTGCCCGCCGTTACGCTGACACTCCTGCCCCGCAACCCATGATTGCGAACAGTCGAAGGTCAAGTCTTTACGCTTCGGGTCTTGGAAGGTTGAGGTACGCCAATACTGGCGGAGTGATCTGGTAACGGCTGATGGCTCGTCAAGGATTTTCTCTTGAAGTACTGGAATCATTCTCAGGTGGACTGAACCTGCGAAGCGACCAGTTCAACCTCGCAGACAACGAATCACCCGACATGCTCAACGTCACTGTTGACCCTCGTGGCGGTATTCGTATGCGTGACGGTGTTGACCGTCGAAACACAACAGCCCTCAGTGCCGACGTTAAAGGCATGTGGGGATTCCACACCGACTCTGGGACAAACCAGCTAATGGTGAACTATGGAACCAAAGTTGCTCGCTCTGCGGTCGGCAACTTTACAGATCTCACAGGAATCACAGCAAGGACGGACGGATCCCGTGTCTACGGGATCACAATGAACAATGTGGCTTACGGCGTTAGTTATGACCAGCCGTCATTCCGTTGGAATGGGACTTCGGCTGCGGATCTCGGAACCACGTTTGGGGCAAGCGGCAATATGCCACAAGCCCAATATGTGGCTTTCTGGAACAACTTCGCTTGGGTGGCAAACACCTACGAATCAGCAACAGGATACCAATCCCGAGTCAGATGGTCAGCAGTCAACGACCCAGAAACCTGGGCCGCAGCAGACTACGTAGACATCGACCTGGGAGAACACGGTGATGCGATCACCGCTCTCGTACCAGACGGTGACCGACTACTGATCTTCAAGACCAACAGCGTGTATGCGATATTTGGTTTTGATTCTGATTCGTTTCAAGTTGTTACGTTGACAAACGACATGGGTTCAGTGGAACTTTCTTCTCCAGTGAACACTCCGTTTGGAACATTTTTTTGGCACGCCCAAGAAGGCGTATATGTGTATGACGGACAGAACTTTACGTGGCTGTTCAGCAAACTTGTTCCTGCTATAG